GTAGAGACACCTGCTGATCTTTGTTTCCCTGATGATCCTTACACGGACACGGAATTGGAAGGTTATCGACCGCTTTTGTCCGGTAACCCGGCTACAGGAGAAGTTGTTGAAGATACATTGGACTTCGATCCGGGGTATACCGGAACAGATTATCGTTTGTCACGGTTCAGCGAATCGAATCCTTGTGTAAGTGGGTAATTTCTTCTCATCCCGGTCGGAACTGGGATGATGATGATGATGAGAAGTAGGGCAGTGAATTTGATCTGCCCGTCGAGTGGTGAATTCTGATCCATCGACTGAAAGGACAATGAACATGGGCGCATTTACTTTTCCGGGTGTCTACACCCAAGAGCAGGATTTCTCTCTGTACATTCCCAGTTTGACGACGATGACACTGGGTATTGTAACGACAGCCTCAAAAGGTCCAGTGGATACGTTAACGCTGGTGACTACAGAAGAGCAGCTTATCAATATGTTCGGATTTCCGGGCGCACAGTTCAAAGGTTTGCTGGCTGCTCAGCAGTATCTGAGAAAAGGTAATCAATTGTGGATTGTGCGCGTTGCTGGATACGACGCAGCAACCGCAACACTCGACCTGCAAAATGCTGCGGATAATGCTGTCGCTGTGAGTTTGACAGCGTCCAGCAGCGGTTCGTGGGCTAATGGCTCAACTGGGCTATCCGCAGAAGTTATTGCCGGGAACTATGCGGGTACTTACACCATCCGGTTGCGGTGGAATGGGTATCTGGTTGAAACCTTCGACAATGTGAAGATGAATCCCTCTACGGATGCAGATTTCATCGAAACTCGAATGGCTTCATCGTCTTATGCGTCAGCGGTTGCCGTTACGGGGCAAACAGACCTCAAACTTGTCTCTGCCACTACTTTCTCCGGTGGTGATGATGGAGCAAGTGTCTCCGCCGCCGATTATGTGGGCACTACCGTTGGTGGTGTAAAGACAGGCTTGAAACTTTTCCTCGACCCAAGGGTCGTAGATGTCAACACTTTGGCGGTTCCGGGTATTGATGACGCCACTGTGATTTCGGAAATCATTTCAATCTGTGAGACCCGGCAAGACTGTTTTGGTCTGGTTGATCCTCCCTTTGGGTTGGATGCTACACAGATCGTGGATTGGCATAATGGAGTGTTGGGAGGCTCTGCAACATACCCAGCGTCAACTCTCAACTCGTCCTATGCGGGTCTCTTCTGGCCTTGGTGCCGAGTTTTTGACAGCTTCCACAATGAAAGTGTCTGGGCACCACCCTCTGGGTTTGCCGCACAACAGTTTGCCTTCACCGATCAGTTTTATGATACATGGTTTGCTCCGGCTGGCTTTCGGCGAGGTCAACTTTCACAAGTCTTGGAAACGGAATATGTTCCCACAGATGGTGAGGGTAATTACCTGTACGGGGGACGTGCTGGATTGGCGGGTGTCAACGCTGTGAACCCAATCATGTCCTTTGTTGGGCAAGGAACCTTCCTCTGGGGCCAGAGAACTCTGCAACGGAGTCCAACGGCCACGGATCGTATCAATGTCCGTCGAATGCTTCTGTTTCTGCGAAAGGTCATTGCAACGGCAACAATGTACCTGACGTTTGAGCCTAACGACGAACAGATGTGGGATGATTTCAAGGGTCTTGTGATCCCCTTCTTGCGAACGGTCAAGTCGGGACGGGGTATCCGTGATTATCGAGTCATCATGGACGAGACGACCAATCCGCCCTCGCTTGTAGACCAGAATGAAGCTCTCGGTCGCATTCTGCTGAAACCGACGAAAGCGGCTGAGATCATCAACATCAACTTTGGTCTGCTACCGCAAGGGGCCAACTTTGACGAGTTCATTACCAACACTGTCGCCTAAAACTGGCTGACTTTTTCTAGGAGATTTGACATGGCTGGCGATTTTGACTTCTCGGCCGATCACATTGCGGCTGCAAGTGGGGCTTACGAACCTCAACGTCTCAATCATTTCGTGGTCCGATTCGCTGGACTGGGTACGTCTAAAGTGATTGAGAAGTCTTTATCATCCTTTACACCCCCCAAGAGGCAGATTGCGGCTGTAACGATTCCTTATGCCAACGAAGAGCGGAAGGTTGCAGGAAAGGTTACAGTAGCAAATGCGAGTCTGGTCATTACTGACTACGTGGACAAAGACACGTGGAAGGATTTCCATGACTGGTTGGATAAGGTCCATGACGTCAGGACGGGTGCAATCGGATATGCGAAGGACTACAAGAAAGAAGGAAAAATTCATTACTACGGCCCAAACGCCGAGACAAAAAGATCGTGGATATCTTCTGGATGTTTTCCACTATCGATTGAATCTGGACAGTTTTCGATGGATGTTGCAGATGTCAACACGTTGACAGTTGATATGTCCGTTGACCGAATTCTTCCTGCTGAATCGGCCTGATTTCTGCGAGTTTGTGGTAGTTTGTCTCCGAATGTTATTTTGGAGACCGGGCGGTGAGTTTGATCTGCTCGGTTGCAGGTGAGTTTGATCCTGCAACTGCAATGGGAAGGTACTTTTTATCCCTTGGGGGTTAGATCAAACCATGTCGAAAGAAGAAGAAAAACGCGATCCCAAACAAGAAACTGAAGTCTCAAACACTTCTCAAGAGGAAGTTGAGACTTCAGTTTCTGCTACTTCTGGTAAACGCCAACCAAACGGAATTATTCAACTGCCAGAAGCACAAGCTCGGCAGGAATTTGAACGGAGATATGCTTATTGGACTTGGTGTCCATCACAAGGTCATCTTTACAACGGTAAGTTTCCCGGTGGAGAAATTGTCATTTCTCCCATGACCACAATGGAGGAGAAGATTCTGCAACAGGCGGGTAAGGATCGTATGGAGATCATCGATACTTTGATTCAAAGGTGTCTTCTAAAATGTCCTGTACCCTACGACGACCTTTTGATCCCGGATATGTTTTACATGCTGATGATTATCCGGAATATCACCTATGGTTCGACCTACAAATTTCGTCTGGAATGCGCCCGGTGCAGTTTGGAGTACCAGCAGCAAATTGAAATTCCTGAAGGTTTGAAGCTCCGTTGCCTGACAGAAAAGGATGGAGTTGAGCCGTGGGAAATCACGCTCCCTCGCTCTGGGGATAAGATTCAGTTTCGCCTATTACGTGTGGAAGATGAATCTGATATCCGCCGATGGTCGCGGCAAGCCTATCAACGATCTGTTCAAGTCGGTGACCCTGCTTATGCGTATAGGCTAGGAACTCATATCGTTTCGGTGAATGGAAAAACGGTTGATCCTCTGGAGAGACTGGAGTATGCAGAAGAGATGATTGGTGCAGATTCTCTCTCGCTCCGCAATGCCATCGAAAAAAAGGATTTTGGGGTACGTCTGCAATTGGATGCGACCTGCCCAAGCTGCGGGCATGAGTCGAAATCTCGACTCCCGTTTGATCGAGAATTTTTTCGTCCGAGTAACGGGGAGGACATCGTATAAGAGCATTTTACACGCTCAGTTGTACCTCTCAAAGTTCGCCGGTGTTGGTATGGACTACAGTGACCGACTGACACTGAATGACTTGTCTCTTTTATCTGAGCAGACTCAGAAGTGGGAAAAGAGCTTAGCTAAAGCGAATGTCAAGCTAGAAGAGTCTAAACTGAAAAGTCTTTTCAAAGGTCTGTCAAGAATGTTCCGGCACAAGTAGGTAGCCTCGATGTCTGAACAATCTGTTGGATTCCTGCTGGAATTCATAAACAAAGCATCTCCTGAGTTAGAGAAAGCTCATGCGGACTTCACCAAGGCGATGGACGCTCTGGAAGATGCCGTTGATGCGGCACAGGCAGCTTTTACATTTTTAGAAGAAGGTACAGGCCAGCTAGCTAAAACGGTTTCTACCGCTTCTGATCTTGTGACCAAAAAGACCGGTCAACTCCGAGATGCTATCCAATCTGCCGGTAATGTTGAGGTCGTCGCCCCCAACACTGATCCAATTACTGCTGCTATGCAGGATTTGGGGGAGAATATCAAGGCTCCAATCGAATCAGGCGTCGAAGAAGCTGAGGATACGCTTGACGATCTGGGTGACAATACCAAAGCAATGGTTGCGCCAACTCCGGAACAGTGGATTGCTTACAACGAAGCTTTAAAGGACGTTCCGGAAACGGTTGATGAGGTCGTTCAATCTACGCAGGAAAATGAAACGGCGTCGGTTGCCTACACAAAGTCATTGAACGATATGTCCAACCAAGCCTTGGAGACTCGAAGTAGGTTACTAGGCGCGTTTACCGGACTAGACGCTACACTCGCCAAGACAGGAAAGATTCTCTTCAAATCGATTCTGCCAAATATGAAAGAGTTTGGCGATCGGGGTAAGGAAGCGGCTGCGATCATTGCCGGAGATACTGTCGCTGCCTACGACGATTTGCAGCAATCTGCTTCGCAGTTCTTTCAGGATAATGCGAAAGCATTTTCCGAGGCGAATGATACCGCTTCTGTTTGGAGTGGATTCCTTGCGACGGACAACCCACAGATTGAAAAAGTTCAAGACCTTCTCCGAATAGCCGATAAAACCAGTCTGAAACCTCTGGTACAAGGTCTGGTGGATGAACTGGGAGACGCAGCCCTCGACGATGCTTTTTGGGCACCTATTGCAGCTAACAAGAACGTCGATCGAGAGTTCTTCGATGAAATGCAGAAGCAGTTCGCTCAGGATAAGAAGATTCCGAAATCGTGGTATGGCAATTTGACAGAGTCTGCGAAGAAACTCTTTTGGGATGTTTTTCGGAAACAGGGTGAAAAGAGTACTGAAGGCATTGGTCTATTTTTCGTCCGCAAGCTGAAAAGTCTGTTTTCATCTCCGATCGGACAGTTTGTGGCGGCTTTGCAAATATCTCAGATTCTCACACGGGTTTTGGGTCCAGCACTAAACTCACTCCAAGACATTATTGGACACGAACTTCTTCCATTGATGGAAATCTTTTCAGACTTCATGGATGAGGCGATCCGACCCGCAATTCATGCACTTGTACAGTCGCTAGAGCCTCTCATAGATGCGTTTGGTAAGGTTATGCGATCTCTGGGGCAGGCCCTGCTCCCCGTGTTTGAGGCTTTGGCGACTGTTCTGAAAATACTGACACCTGTTATCGTTACTGTGGTTCAGATTGTCGGTTTCGCTCTAAATCTTGTCATGTCTACTCTAGGAAATATCCTCCTATCTGTTGCGAAAGGTCTGGATATTGTTGTTCAAGGGTTCAAAAATCTGTTTGCTCCCCTTACGTCAGTTCTGAAACCAATCATCCCGTTCGTCAAAAAACTCGATGAGATGTTTCACCTTTCTGAAATAGCTGGACTGGCCCTTACAATCTTCTTGGCTCCGGCATTGGTTGGCTTAGCAGCCACGGCCATTCCTGCTGCGATCACGGGAATTGGTGGGTACATTACAGCAATGACGACCAAGATTGGTATTACCAAAGCGGCGGCTATAGGAGTCTGGAATCTTGGTAGAAGCATACTGGGAAACCTCATCCCCGGTTTATGGGGAGAATCTGTTGCTGCGGAAGCCTCAGCAGAGTCTACGGGTATCATGGCCGGAGTTATGGACGGCGGTTTATTTCCGGCAATCATTGCAGCGACAATCGCTACGTGGGATTTTACAATTGCTCTTCTGGCTAACCCACTAACATGGATCGTGTTGGCAATCATTGCAGCGATTGCTGTGCTGGGTCTGGTTATTTATGCACTTTGGGATCCCATTCAGCAGATATTTGATGCGTTTGCTTCCTTCTTCGAGCCTGTTATTGATTGGGTCAAATCTGTCATTGATTGGTTTGGTGGTCT